GAGAAGTAGCACGTATGAAGAACTCTGCTGCTACTAATCTTCTTATACTTGATGAGGTATTTGATAGTTCTCTTGATGCTGGTGCAACTAATGAATTGATTAGCATACTAAGAAGTCTTGGTAAGGGTACTAATTTATATGTAATTTCTCATAAGGGTGATCTACTTCACACTAAGTTTATGAGAACAATAAAGTTTGAAAAGATTAATGATTTCAGTAAAATGTCAGATGATTCATAATATATGGAAGATATGGAAATATTCATTAGGGAGTTTCAATGATTCAACAACAAAGAAATACGACAATTCGATTGTTATTGTACGTAGTGTCATTTTTATTAGTTACCTTGTCACTAATGTTTTTATTATTAGCGGGGTCATTAGACACTGGGACAGTTCAAAAACTGTCCACTGCTCTGCACATCTAGAAGCAGATCTGCTATGATGTATACATCAGAGGAAAACTATGCCAGTAACCAAAGAAGTCAAAGGAACTCTCGCCAAACTGTTGGCAACCGAAAACCTTACTGTGGAACACCGTAGGGTAAGCACTGCTTGCTTTGATGTTGATAAGCGTTTGTTGATCCTTCCTATCTGGAAGACTGCTTCTAACACCATCTATGACCTTCTAGTAGGACATGAAGTTGGTCATGCTCTCTATACACCCAATAAAGACTTCGGGGATGCTCCAAAGGATTTTGTGAATGTATTAGAGGATGCTCGTATTGAGCGTATGATGAAAGTAACTTATCCTGGTCTTCGTAAGTCCTTCTTTGAAGGGTATCGTGAATTGTGGAATGATGATTTCTTTGGTGTTAAAGGTGAAGATCCTGCAGAGTTGGCTTTGATTGATCGTATCAATCTTTACTTCAAAGGTAATTCAAGTATTCCTTTCTCTGATGAAGAAAGAGTATGGGTTAATCGCACAGAAAATACTAAGTCTTTCCAAGATGTTACTGATCTTGCTACAGAACTTTATGAGTATTGTTCTGAGAAACAGGATGAGAAAGAATTGGATCAGATGCCTGAACTAAATCTCGATGATCTAAAAGGTTCTGATCGTCAAGAGGAAATTGAACTTGAAGATAGTGATGATGGAGAATTGGAAGAAGAACAAGGAGAAGATCAGGTAAATGCACCGAGTAGTGGATTGACAGAGAAAGAGTTGGATGAGTTAGAAGATAGAATGTATGATGATCATATAGGTGGAGAGACAGGTGGTACTCCTGATGAAACTGAGAGTGTTACAGACAAAGCATTTACTCAAGCACTTGAAACTCTGATTGATGATAATGCTAAGGAGTGGGTATACCTTACTGTTCCTAATCCTAAGGTTGAAGATTACACTATTCATTATAGTGAGATTCAAGAGAATCTATCTAACTGGTTCTATGATCCTGAGAGAGAAGAAAAGTGGTTTGATAATGTTGAGTATGGTGTAGATCATTACAACACTTTCAAGAAAGATGCTCAAAAAACTGTCAACTATCTATGTAAGCAGTTTGAAATGAGGAAGTCTGCAGATGAGTATCGTCGTGCTGCAACTGCTAAGACTGGTGTTATTGATACTAACAAGTTACACACTTACAAATACAACGAGGATATCTTTAAGAAGATCACCGTTGTTCCTGAAGGTAAGAATCATGGTTTAGTAATGTTCCTTGACTGGTCTGGTTCTATGCAGCACCAGTTGCTTGACACTCTAAAGCAAACTTACAATCTAATTTGGTTCTGTCAGAAGTCTGGTATTCCTTTTAGGGTCTATGCTTTCCAGTCTGGATTTAGTTCTTATGGTTATGATCATAACTCTAGTATCAGTACTCAGCAGAAAGAAGGTGAACTTTCTATGGGTGATGACTTCCGTTTATTTGAGTTCTTCTCTTCTCGCCAGAATAAGCAGTCTCTAGAGAAGTCTATGCAACTAGTATACCTTCAAGCGTTTGCTATGGGTGGGTGGAGACTTTCTTATTACCATGAGTATACTCTAGGTGGAACTCCTCTTGCAGAAGCAATTTATTGTACTCGAAACATTGTTGCTAACCTTAAGAAGGTTGAGCGTGTTAGTAAAGTCAATGTTATTTGCTTGACTGATGGAGAAGCAAATCCTATGAGTTACGTTCATAAGTTTGCTGATGACCATGATTATCGTGCTGGTGAATACAGTGAACAGTATCTTTGCCATGCTCGTGGTAAGATATTCTTCCTTCGTGATCCTAAGACTGGTTACAGTCGTAAGATCTCAAGTCATCCTTATGATACTACAAAGGAGATTGTATCCTTCTATCGTGAGATAACCAATTACAATTGGGTTGGTATTCGCCTATGTAGTAAACAGGAACTAGGTAGACTAGTTAGAGAATTTTCTTATGAAGATTCTGCTGCTGTTGATAAGCAATGGAGGAAAGAACGTTTCGCTTCTATTAAAGAGAAAGCAGGATTCACTGAAGCATTCTATATGCCAGATAAGAATACTGGTGCAGGAACTCAAGATCTTGAAGTGAAATCGAAATCGGAAGTTGCTACTAAAGCAGAACTAACTCGTGCGTTCAAAAAACACATGGGTTCTAAAATGACCAACAAAACTATCCTCAATGCATTCATTGAGCAAATCGCATGAAATGTAAAGTATCACTATTCAAAGCAGGTACAATCTTTGAAGAGATTGTTCAAGCTACAGATTATGAAGATGCCAAAGAAGTTGCTTTGGCACGAAACCCTAACGCAACAGTAATGGGAGTAACAGCAGTATTCGAATGAGCATCAATGTGACTCAAGCATTGACACTTTTGTTGCTTTCAAGAATTACGTTAGCAGCAAATCTTGGGTTGCATATGATTATTTACGTGACACATCCCGACAATCACATTGGTGACAGTTAAATAAGTGTCCACTCAACCCTCCCATTCGGGGGGGTTTGCTGTTATAATATGTGTATAGACAACAAGAGAACTTATGACTTTCGCCCCAAACCCTGTGACCACTGAGCAATTAGTTCAGTATCTTTCTGACCATGTTGGAAATGAAGTCGGATGCAAGAATGTTAAAGAGGCAGCAAGTCAATTAAAACTATCTTATGCTACTGCTTGTAAGCGTTTGAAGTCTTATAAAGCAGGTATTGGTAAGTGGAATTTGACTGCTGAACAAATTGAGAAAGCATATGAAGCACCTGCTGTAAATTCTGCTGCAAATTACATACCCGAAAAGGATGATTCTTATGTTCCTTTTGGTAATTTCAATAGTGTACGCAAAGTTATTTCATCTCGTAAATTTTATCCTACTTTCATTACAGGACTCTCTGGTAATGGTAAAACAATGTCTGTGGAACAAGCATGTGCTGCAGCGAAGAGAGAGTTGATTCGTGTTAACATCACAATCGAAACAGATGAAGATGATCTTATTGGTGGGTTCCGTCTTGTTAATGGTGATACTGTTTGGCATAACGGACCAGTCGTGGAAGCTCTTGAGAGGGGAGCTGTGTTGCTTCTAGATGAGATTGATTTAGCATCTAACAAGATCTTGTGTCTCCAGTCCGTCCTAGAAGGTAAAGGAGTGTTCCTTAAGAAGATCGGTAAGTATGTGCGTCCTTCTAGTGGATTTAATGTTATTGCAACTGCAAATACTAAAGGTAAAGGTTCTGAGGATGGTCGTTTTGTGGGAACTAATATTCTCAATGAAGCATTCCTTGAGCGTTTTCCTGTAACATTTGAGCAAGAGTATCCTACTTCTACCATAGAGACTAAGATCCTACTCAATGCTGGATGTGAGAAAGAGTTTACTGATAACCTAATCAAGTGGGCAGGTATTATTCGTAAGACTTTCTTTGATGGTGGAGTAGATGAGGTCATTACCACTCGTCGTTTGGTTCATATCGTTCAGGCATATGACATTTTTGGTAATCGTCTGGATGCTATTACTAAGTGTGTGAATCGTTTTGATGACGATACCAAACAATCTTTCCTAGATCTCTATACTAAGGTTGACGCAGGAGAAGATTCAGAGTATACTGAGGAGGAGAAATAAAATATGATGAAGTACAATGAAAATGAGATCTTGAAAGAGGTCTCAGATTATATCAGTGGGACTTACAGGGGTCACTACTCCTCAAACAATGTTCAGACATTGGACTTGATTGATTCAGTAGGTGACGCAGAGGCATTCTGTAGATCTAACATATTGAAATATGCCTCAAGGTATGATAGGAAGGGTACAGCACGTAAGGACATCATTAAGATTATCCATTATGCTGTACTCCTTCTACACTTTAATGATAAGACTGCTGCAGCAAATGCTCTCCAGTCCACCTCCACTCCTTTCTCCGTTGATTATGACAAGTAAATGACAGTAATTACCAAACCAACAATTGAAGTCCTTAAGAACTTTTGTTCTATCAACAAATCTATTGTTATTAAACCTGGCAATCAAATTGCTACGCTTAGTATTAATAAGAATATACTTGCTATTGCTGATGTTGAAGAGCAGTTTGAATCCCAAATTTCTATCTATGATCTGGGAGTATTCCTTGGAGGTCTATCTTTATTTGATCAACCAAAGATCGATACTACAGATTCAAATTATGTCACTGTAAGTGATCAGCGTGGTAAGTCTAAGACTCGTTTCTTTTATGCTGACCCTGATATAATTACACAACCTCCAGAGAAAGAGATTACCATTCCTTCTGTGGATGTTAAGTTCCGTCTTGAGGCAGGTGTTTTGCAGCAACTACAACGTGCTGCTATGGTATATCAATTACCAGACCTATGTCTTTATGGAGATGGTACTGAGATGAGTCTATGTGTAACTGATAAGAAGAATGATACTTCTAATAGTTACTCAGTTCAGGTTGGTGCTAGTGATGATGAGTTCTGTTATTGTTTCAAAGTTGAGAATTTGAAACTGCTTGCTGGAGATTATAATGTAACTATTAGTAAGCAGAATGTTGCCCTCTTCCAAGGTAGTGGCATTAAATACTTTATTGCACTGGAACCTAATGCCTAATGATTTTTTATGGGTAGAGAAGTATCG